CTCTGGCAGCTCGCGTTGCAGCTTGGCAGCATCAGCAGCGGCGAACGCCTTGGTGCCATCCTCAAGCTCTGCCATCTGGCACAGCATCTGCGTGCTGATCTCTAGCGCTTCATCGCTACCGGCAAGCGTGGTTGCCTTCTTGCGATCAGCGCGGGTGATGGGCTTGAAGTAAAGATCCAGCACCACATCGCCAGCGTCATTGGTGACGCTGAATTTACGGCGTTGGTTCAGATCAAAAGCGCCCGTGAGTAGATCGACCGGGCGCTGGTTTGCAGCAGGCATCAGATGCTCAGAGTGAGTGTTCCGCTAGATACGAAATTGATGGTAACAATTTCGATCTCGCCAACCGTAGCACTGTACTCAGCACTCGTCACCACAATGGTGCCGGTGATTTTCTTGCCGCCGGTTTCATCCAGATACAGCTCAACGGCTGCATCAGCTTCGTCGGTGGCTTGGTTGGCGTCCTTGATCAGATCCAGCTTGTCGCCAGATCCAGGAGCGTCATACATCACCTCAATGGTGCCGGAGCCACTGATCAGCCCGCCGATGTTGGCGCGGTAGGTGGCGCCATGCGAGGTGGCATCGTACGACTCCTTCTCAACGGTCATGCTCCATGACCGCACTGCTGCGATTTCCGAGAGACCACCAGCGCCAGCCTTATCAAAGAAGACAGTGCCTTGTTGACCGCGATAAAAAGCCATGATCAGATGTCCATAGTGATGGCACCGTTTGTCACGAAGTTAATCGTGATCACTTCGATCTCACCCACGGTAGCCGAGTATTCAGCTGAGGTGATAACACCATCGAAGGTAATTTTCTTGGTGCCGGTCGTATCAAGGAACAGCTCAAATAGAGCAAGCCCTTCATCGTTGGCAGTATTGACGTACTCGATGAAGGTGTTAGTTTCATCGGCGCTAGTAGCGGTGTAGAGCAGTTCTACCGTGCCGCTGCCGCTGATCAAGCCACCCACGTTTGCGCGGTAGGTAGCACCCAGCGCAGTAGTGTCTAGCGACTCTTTTTCAACAGTCAGTGACCACGAACGTGTACTTGCGATTGCAACACCAGTAGCACCGCCATCGTCAAACTTGACGCTGCCTTGCTGCCCTCGGTAAAAAGCCATGGCTAGAGATCCTCGAAGGTTTCAAAGGTCATTCTGACCTGAGTTTGGAAGTAGCCCTCGGGAGCTGGCGTGGCCACCACCTCGGGTCCTGTTGGCGGGTCAAAATGAACACCGCTAACGATGACTCTATTGTAAAGGTCGCGGATTCTTTTACCAATGGTGTAGTTAGCGCCTGGTCCTACTCCTTTGGCGGTGAAGATGTTTACTACGATCACACCGATGACGCTATTGCTACTGCCGGTGGTGCCACCCATTGTCAGGTAATTATTGTTGCCGAAGCTCACTAGGCATTGCACCCATGAACTGCCCGGTGTTGGGATGTATGGCTGATTGTGAAAAACAACGGGGATAGCTGGTGACAACGCCAGCTCAGTTGCTAGTCGCCCTTCAACAGTGGCACGAACGGTATTGAGGTTAACGGCTGCCATTAGTCTTGCCTCCCGATGCGATCAGCTTGCTGTTTAGCCCATGCTGTCATCTCGCGGGCGATGCGATCAGTCCAACCTGCAGCAGCCTGAGTTGACCAACCGTTAGCCAGTCTTTCTGCGTATGGCAAGTTGTTGTGAATGTGATAAATATTGCCAGCTTTTTCTACTTGATAGTCAAGCTTGCGTGGTGGAGTGATCCCAGTGGGGCTGGTTTGCGGTCCTGCATCGTAGCCAGGTGTACCCTGTTCGCTAACTGCCCAACTAAGACGAAAACGTCCAGTATCGACTGGGCTCTCCTGCTTTAACCTGCTGTCCGTTTCAAACACAGTCGCACGCAGCAGCTGTTCATACTTTTCAGTTGAAAAGCTACCAATTTGATCGAGGCGAATGCGACGTGCCATATTTATGTCCTCAAGATCAATTCGTATGTGATAGGTTCATTATCCTGCTCGATAGTATCTACGCGAATAATTTGATGGCTGATGCTGTTAATTATTACGCGATCAGCGGTGCTCGGAACAGTGGCTGTATCTGCTGCGGCAACAATAAGCCGCTTATCACTAGCCTGCACTAACTCATTAACTTCGCTGGCGCTTACATTTTCAAGCACACCTTTGATGGCTGTATCAGATACAGTTTCAGTGATAGCGCCTGTAGTTGTGTTATAAGCGCCTGGTGTTACAACGCGAATCGTTACATCACCGCCAAACCTTGCCATGATTTTGCTGGCAACCTTGCGTAGCGGTGCAGATAGTGTCATGCCCACACCCTAACTGGATTTTCAGGAGCCACCGCATACTGCAGCCACTCCTCAGGTACATCGCCCAGGTAGTTGACGTGCCAGCCATCAAGGGTGACGGGCTCAGTAATCACATCGCCAGTCTCGGGGTCGTATTCACCACCGGTCGTAATGGTGCCGATCACATCAAGGGCGTGGTCGTGAGAGGCAGGGACAAACTGCACAAGACCAGCAGCATCAAGTGCAGCTAAGGCAGTAAGACGATCCGGGAAACGGAACATCGTCGGGGTAGGGGCGGTGGTGAGTTCTTCAGTCATGGCGGTCATTGGGTGATCTGTTGAAGTGTGGAGTTGGGAAGGCGGGTTGGGAAGTAGGTGAGGCGGCGGATGGTGCCGTTAGATGTCCCAGCCCCATTGTGCAGAGAACCAATATTGAGCTGAGTAATCAGAGAGCCAAATGATCCAGAAGTATCTGCTCCAAACAAAGTTCCGTTGAGAGCACCAATGAAATCGTTTGCCTTTAACGCAAAAACAACCCTGCTTGGCGTACCAATAACGTGTGCGGGACCAACGCTATTAGCTTGAATTACTCCACCAGTAATACTGTAAAAGTCATGAGCAAGCCCCGCGCCTAACGACATCTGTGGCTGTCGTTCACTAAAAGAATTGTTATTGGCTGACAAGATCACATTTCTGACATCGTGTTGAGCGAACCATGTCCCCTCATCCTGCCGATACCAAGAGCTGAAGTTACTCCCCGTAATGCTCGCCACGTCTGCACTGCGGGTGACTGTTGCTGTGGTGGTGGGGATGTAGCTGGTGGGGAAGGAACCGGCTTCTAGTTGGGCTCCCCAGACCAGTGTTTGTGAGTTTGTAGTTTGAGAGCCAGTTGTACCTGGATAAACGAAAATTGTAATACCAGTTGGTGCTGTTAATGTTCCTGCTATTGTGCAACGATACCAGCCATTGGGCAGCGCCTGTATCGTAGGCGCCGCAGCTGATACAGCTGTTCCTCCTACGCCTGCGGATCCAGGTGCCGTTCCAGCTCCAGAGAGAGTAAAATCAGCACGCACAAAGTTTGAGGCGCCCGTGTCGCCAGAAAGCATTACCCTCGCGGAGGTGTCCGTAGAGTTTGGCTTCAAGTAAATGCTAAGTGCGTAGGTTCCAGCAGTGGTGCTAGTCGTTCGCTGAATAACGGATCTAAAGGAAGTTGGCGTATTAATGCTTAATAGCGCGGCAGTTGTTGTTCCGTCTGGCGCTAGTCCTGCATTTACTGTTGTATCAAGCTCTGCAAATGTCTCATACCATGTATTGTTTGCCGTAGTTGTCCCAATAGATCCAAAAGAAGACTGAACAAGCAAATTTGTCCTCTGCTCCTCCACCAGCAGCCCCAAGCTCTCGCCCGTGGTGGGGTTGTGATCAAACCGTGGTGCGCTGTTGATCGTGCTGGTGGTGGGGATGTATTCACCGACCGTGGAAGATTGTTCTAGTTGGGCTCCCCAGAGAAGCAAGCCTTTAGCGGCATCACCGACATAGCTGATAGAAGTTCCACTTGCAATAAATACACCAACCCTTGCGCCTCCTCCAGTGACGCATGTACTGGTGATTGAGCAGCGATACCAGCCATCGCCTACGGCTTGAATTGAAGCAGTTACGCCTGCATCTGTATTGACTACAGAGCCACCACCAGACAAATTAAAAAATCCAAATCTGGCCGAACCAAACAACGTCGGAAACCCAGGAGCAAAGTTGCGTCCTCCAATTGACTTTGCGTAGCAAGAAAATGTGTACGCTGCGCCAGCGATAAAGACGTGATCTGCAATCTCTTGGCTGTGGAGGCCGTTGGCCGTAGTTTCTAAAAACTGATCAGCCGTTATGGTTCCATTAGGCGCAAGTCCTTGATTTGCAGTCAGTGTTGCATTGCTTGGCGTCAGACCTTGTGTAAAATCTTCGCTATGACGTTGCAAATTCGTCGTCGCCGTTCTGATCACACCCTGGCTATCGACGTAGGTGCCGCTACTGGCCCGGGTGAAGGTGACAAGGTTCTGCCCAGTGGTGGCGTCTACGAGACTCTTGTTATCGGCAAAGCGCAGGTCAAGTGAGGGCACACTGCGGGCAGCGTTCCACAGCGGGTTACGCACCCACGGTCCAGCTAGTGCGCCACCAGGGGTAACGCTGGTGCGGAAAGCAGCAGAGCCGCGCATCAGAGTCCAGCCTCCAGCGTGTTGATGCGGAGTTCAACGGTGCTGGCGCTGACAGGGGTGTAAGCGCCACGGGTTTCGATCTCAGCGAAGATCGAGGTGCTGGCTGCGGCGAGCTTAAGCAGGCGGCCTGGATAGTCCACCTGTGTGTAGATCGTGCTGCCAAGATCCAGCGGTGCTGCAAACTCAATGAAGCCCATGTAGCTTGCGCGGTCGCCGCTCACCAAATCAAAGGCTGCGTTATCAGCAATGGCAGTCGGGCTTGCGTTGTAGAAATGCACGCGAAATGCACCCATGCCGCTGGGTACGCTGCTATCGCTAAAGATCAGCGCTGCTGACTGGATCAGCACATAGCCGCCGCTAGGGCCAATGTTGCTTAGGGTCAGGATTGCACTGCCGCCGGTATCGCCAACCACATCACCAGCGGTGTAGGCGGTGGTATTGCTCGGGCGGGTGATGCTGACAGTGGAGCGAAATGCCGTACCAGCTACCCCCATGGAGTAGCTGCCATCATTGCGGCGCCGTGCTACCGAATCATTGCCAGCAGGTGAGATGAGCGGCATGGGTCAGCTCCGGCGGATTGCAAAGTTGCCTGGTCCACTAATTCTAAGCCCGGTCAAGTATCTCTCCATCAATGGTGGCACTTTATCGGCACCAACCGCGCCAAAGCCAACATTTGGTGTCACGTCAAGACTGCCGATCTTAACGTTCTTGTAGTCCTCTAATCCGCTCAGTCCCAGTGCGTCTGTATTGTTGTGCAGGAATACTGCGAGCACTACCTGCGCATATTTGATCTGTGTCGGGATTTCGGAGTCGGTGTAGTAGTCCGTTGTGATGCGGAACGGAAAGCCGACGGCGTAGGTATTGATGTATGTATCAGGCTTGCGCACGCCGGTACGCGGCCATTGCAGCGCTTGAGTATCAGTGCTGCGAGCACCTAAAAACCGCTCGCGGTCTAGCCGTTGCGTTGCGGTGAACAATGCGCGGTTGCGGCTGTCAGTATTGCCGCTGTTCCAATGCTGCACATCGGCATCTTCCACAAAGCCATCAATGATGGCAGTGGCATCAGCCAGCGTCAGGTAAGAGTTTGCGTTTGCGGCCCCTACGGTGGCCACGATCGTGATCGCCATCGCCCTGGGGCTCCTGTGTTTCTAGTTTAAGTTCAGGCTCTGCAATAGAAAGAGAGGCCACCGCCGTAGCAGCAGCCTCACGGTCACGCAGTCGCCGGAAGGCGAACAATCCCATCAGACGCGCTTCAGCAGCACGGTGAGGATCACACCAGCCAAGTTGGTGGTAGTACCGGTCACGTCCAAAGACAGACGGTTGCCGGCATCAAGGGTGAGGTTGGCGGTAGTATCCGTCAACGCAGGAGTCTGCTCAGTAAGAGCAGTGCCCTTGAAGTTGATCTTGGTCGTACCGAGCAGGTCATCGCCAGCGGTTGCCGCTTCAGTGCCTTGGCAGCGACGGATCGTGCCAGTAACGGCACTGCCGTCATCACCGGCAACAGCGTGAACCTCACGCACTGTAACCACTTCGCACTTCACAGGAGCAGTCCAGAACTGCACATCAGCCACCGAAGAGGCGATGTAAAAGTTAGCGGAAAGATACTGCTCAGTGCTGGTTTCAAACTGGGAGGGTTGTGCCATGGTTAGTTACCTCAATAGTTAGAAGTGACGGTGGCACGCACGATACCAATGTTCTTGGTTTCGTACACCTTGCTCCAGTTGCCGACCGTAGCCAGCTGCGCTTGAGTGGGGTTGGTAGTGCCAACAGTCCACTTAGCGCCGATTGGGTGGTAGACGTAGTGCAGGTCGATTGACATGGCATCGCTCTTGGCGAGGATGTCACGGTCGGTTTCTGTCTGCATCGCCATTTGCTCACCGCTGGCGATAGCGCCTTGGGTGAAGAAATAGATGGGATAGTTGGTGCTGGTTGGAGTCAGATCATCCGAGATGATCACCCGCATTCCCATATACACGGGAACGTTGACCTCGCCGTAAGCAGCAACAATGGAACCGCCGACAGCATTGATGGTGCTGGCGCCAGTAGCAGCCGTGCCGAGGCGGGCTTCAGTGTTGGTGATGTAATCAATGGCTTTGCGCTCTACCAAGTCGTAATACACATCACTGTGCATTGCAACGGCAGCCAGCTTATCGCCTTGATCACCCAGCTTGGCGCGTGCCTTGCTGACAGTACGAGGAGACAGGATGGCGCGGGTGTCGCCAGATTCAGAGTCAACAGCCAGCTCAAAGAATGCCGAGCTAGAGGTGTTGGCAGACAGACTGCCGAACACGCCATCAAGGCACTTGATCAGGTCTTTTTGACGCTGGTTGGCCACGTAATCAGCCACCTTGGCGCCGATGGCAGCCATAGGGTCTGAGCCAGCAGCAAGGGCTGCAAGGTCACGAGCCTCAAAGGCGCGGCCACGGTGCAGGATCACGCCAACTTGCTTGTCAGCAGTGATTTTGCCGGGGGTCAGCGAGGTGCTGTCAGTCAGCACTTCGAAGTCGCCAGTGAGGTTAGCTTTCCAGAAGGGAACGTTGATGTAATCACCACCCTCGGTAGCATTCAACTCCGCCATGGGCTGCACCACGCCGGATGCCAGGAAGGCATCACGCAGAGTGGTCTGCTCAATAACGTACGGAGTAAATACCTCGGGGATGATGATGTCAGAGCGAAGAGTCGCCATGATGAATCACCAGGAATGGTTTACGGATGTGGGCGCAGCCCTAGGCTCAATGCGGCGCAGCCATCACGAGCGAACAACTAGATCTTAACGGTTAGCTGTTGCTTTCATGCGATCGTATAGGTCTCGATCTGTACGGAATAGCCGCGCTTGCTCGGTGAGGTTGAAGCTAT